GATGCGCTTGAGCGCTTCGGTGGGGTACCGGTCCTCGTGGAGGCAGAAGTCCTTCGGGCGGAGCAACTGGGTGTCAGGCGGCAGGGGCTCCGGGAGGGGGGTGTCGAACCGCAAGATCTCGGTGGTGGCGTTGTCCCGGTACTCCCACTGCTCGCTGAGCGCCGGGTACTTGATGATCTCGAACTGGTCGGCGCTGGGGTCCTTCAGCATCATCTGCTGGAGCCGGCCCGCCAGATCGTCGTCGTTCCACCACGTCTCGATCACCAGCACCCCGCCGCCGGGGGCCAAGCGGGTGTACGCCGTGGACTGGTACCAGTCCCACAGCTTGTCGCGGACCAAGACCGAGTCCGCCTCCTCTTGGTTCTTGATCGGGTCGTCGACGATCAGGATGTGCGCGCCCTTACCTGTGATACCGCCGCCGACGCCGGCGGCTGTGAACCCGCCGCCCTTGGTCGTGTTCCACGCCTCGATGGACTGCGCGTCCGGGTCGAGCTGGGTGTCGGGGAAGATCGCCGTGTACTGGGGGTCGCGCAGGACCTCGCGGACCTTCCGCGAGAACTTCATGGGCAGGTCGAGGTTGTACCCGACGTTGATCAGCTCGTGGCTCGGGCAATGCCCCAAGTGCCACGCCGGGAATCGGATACTGGCCAGCTCGGACTTGCCGTGTCGGGGCGGCATCAGCAGCATCAGGCGCGGGGACTTGCGGTCCCGGACCTGCTGGCTGAACTTCTCCAGCCGGCGGCAGATGTCGTCATGCACCCAGCCGGACGAGTACGCCGGGTGGGTCATCTGGGTGAACTGGAGCAAGCGCCGGCGCGCCAAGACGCGCTGGGCGAGGACCTGCTGGAGCTTACTTGGGGCCGTCGATGACACTGAAGTCGCCCTCCAAGACCTTCGGGTCCCGCTCGGCCAAGGCCAGAAGCTCCTCGTCGGACATGCTGTTGAGCTTCTGGACCATGACCTGCCCGTTCACGGACAGCTTGATCTCCGTCTTGGTCGGCTCGTAGAACCCGCACATCTTACCGATCTCGCGCCAGCCCGCGATCATGGCGATCGGGTCGGCCTTGATGCGCGCCAGATCGATCGCCTCGGCGAATCCGTCGATCACCTTCTGCTTCGTCATGCCCGAAGCCTTCGCATACTCTTCACGCTCGCGGGCGATGGCCGCTTGGACCTTGCCGAGCTTCATGATCGAGTTCGCGGCGGCCCCGGGCTGGCCCCCAAAGCCCGCGGCGCGGGCCGCTTGGGTCTGGGACATCTTGTCGTGGACCAGATGCATCACGAATTTGCGCTGCAGCTCGGTCAGCGGAGCGTCTGGGTTCTCACCGCCGTTCGCGCGCAGCTTCATACCGGTCAATTTCTCCGGTGGAGTGCTGTTTCGACGCTTTACGGGCACGTTTGACGCCTTTTTGGCTCACCTGATGTCGGATTATGGGTCCGCGCGCCGAATTTTTTCAAGGTTCGGGCCTTTCGGAAGGCCCCGGGGCACTTCGGATCGGGTTCTGAGGGCCGAGAAAGGGGTCCCAAGAGACGTTTCACGTGGAACGTCGAAATTTTGTGCGCCGTACCTCCGCGACACCCCCTCCCCCCTTCGCGCCTTCGCCCTACCCCACTTCGGATTCGGTTCCGGGCGGCGCGAATGGGGCCCCAGCACCCCCTAGCTCCCTCGCTCCTTCGAACAAAGAGCGCAGCGCTTCGCGCTGCCTGCTCGCTTCGAGTGTTCTTCCCACCAATCGGAGCGTTCGCTATGTCTCTCGCCATCCTCGCAATGTGCATCCCGGCTGCGCTGACCATCCACGCAGCCATCACCCGCCCGGTGCTCCGCACCTTCAACCTCGCCTAAGGACTGACCATCATGGCTCGTGAAACTCTCGCCCAGCTTCGCTCGCAGCTCGAAGCCCTTCGCACCGAGTGCGACCGTCTCCGCCCGTTCGAGCGCGAAGCGCTCGAACTCCGGAAAGATCTCGCGGCGCTCCGCGCCGACCATCAGGCGACCATCGAGGTCTTCGCCGAAGAGCGCGCGGAAGCCGCGCCCGTGGCTGCCAAGCCCTCGCGTCCCGCGTACTTCGCGGCCAAGACCGAACTCCTGTTCATCCGTGCGTACTGCACCGCGCACAAGGTGCGCGTCGCTCCGCGCGAAGCCGTTCTGGCTTGGAGGGCTCTCCAGTGAGCCCTCGCACCGCGCGCATCTTCCTCGCCGGCGTCATCGTCGGCATCTGTCTGGCAGGACTCTGGATCACCCAGAGTCCTGCCTGCTCTGGCCCCAATCAGCCACGCGTCTGCGCGTGGTGATCGAAGAGCAGCAGCGCTTCGCGCTGCCTGCTCGTGCTTTGTGCTTCACCCGCTGAACCAACCAACCCAACAACTTGGAGTACTCGCTCATGTCCGCTTCCACCGCTTCCACCGCCGTCATCAAGTCCTTCGCTCTTGGTTACAAGGCCACGCATGCCGTGGCCGACGCCGCCAGCACCACGGTCGCTGCGACCAAAGAGGCCAAGGCCGTGACCACCAGCTTCTTCGCTGGCGTGAAGTTCGCCATCGACGAACTCCGCGCCAAGGACGAAGCCCCCGTCACGCCCGAGGCCGTCGATGCCAAGCGCGTCGAGGAATGGAACCGCACGCTTGACCTGTTCAAGCGCGCTCACCCGGAGGCCTGATCCATGATCTTGGAGTCCGGGTTCATCATCTTCCTTGGCCTCGCGCTGCTTGGTGCCAAGCTCCCCGTTCGGACGTCCTTGTCCCTGCTGGGACGCCCGCTGTTGCTCGACGTTTGCGTCAGCGTTCTCGCGTTTTTGATGCATTTCGGGACCTTCAGCGGCGTCATGGCCGCTGCGGTCGCTGGCCTGTTGTGCTCAGTCTTCACATCTGTCGCACGTTGGGCCGTCGGCTACATCGAACGCGGTCGCTACGTGCCCGGCCGCTTGTGGCAACTCGATATCAAGTGAGGGACGCATGGACTTCACGCTCATTGGCGAGTCCGACGTACTTGCGGCCTTGTGCCGCGAACTGTCCGACTCGCCCGAGGAACTAATGCTCGCGCTCGAAGAACACCTCGAACGCGGCACTCTCACAGTCGACGAGGTCGCTCAGTACCTCGAAGACATGTCCGCCGGCAGTCGGTAACTGCCAGCTCCGTTCGCAGTCAGACATTCGGCTGCGTCCTACCTACGCAACCCCAGACAACTCGACCATCAGCCTGCACGACGCGTCGTGGCTCAGGCGCTGGACGCTGTACCCAGCACATCCCAACTACCACACAAGGATCTAGCTCATGAACACCGTCGCCCGCAACTCGAACCTCTTCGACCTCATCGGCAACTTCGACAACGTCGCGCAGGTCCCCGCTCTCCGTGGCATCGTCCACAGCACCATGGCCAAGGCCATTGGCTCCATCCGCCAGCACCTGCGCGAGCAGGCCAAGGCCCAGCGTGACGACGATCTGCCCCAGATCGACCTCGACACGCGCAACTCGTACGACGAGGACCGGCGCGCCCCGAACGACTTCAAGGAAGCCGTGGTCGGGGCCGCCTCGCAGGAAGCCCCCATGTTCGTCGCCTCGCGGCTGCACGCGGTGTACGACGTGGCGCACGACCGGCTCCAGACCGTCCTCACCAGCAAGTGGGACAGCCCGCTGACCCCGAAGGCCATGCTCTCGTACATGATCGACAAAGCGCAGACTCTTCCAGAGGCGGTCGTGAACGCGCTGGCCGACGCGGCCAAGACCACGCCGCAGGTCATCCGCACCATGCACGAACTGCAGAACCGGCAGGAACGCGAGCAGCTCCGTGAGCAGGCTCCCGAGATCCTCGCCACCTTCAACAGCTTCGACGCCGGCTGGGAAGACGCGATCGACGAACTCGATCCGATCACCACGCACCAGCTTGGCATCAAGGTGCTGGAGGCCCTGACCAAGGCCCGTGACGGCGTGTTGGCCCGGGTGATGCGCACCCGCAAGATCGGTGACCTCGCCAGCATCCCGCTGATCGAGGACGCCATCGCGCAGACCAAGCGCTGGATCGAGGACTACGAGACCGTGCACCTCGATGCCATCCGCGAGGCCGTGGACGCCGGCCGCAACATCCGTGCGATCGAGGACGTCACGCACAACCTGTAACACCCACGAGTCACCCCGCCGAGCCTCCGGGCTCGGCGGGTTTTTCGGCGACCCGGGAAGCGTGGGCATCGGGCGTCATGCCCCTGAAGCTGGCACGCACTTCAGGTCGAGCCTCCAAGAACTCAGCCACCTCGCGAGAACACGCTTGGCGAATCAGCTCAGACAGCGACATGTCCTTGGCTCGGGCCAAGATGCGCAGGTCCCGCAGCATGCCGGGCGGGAAGCTCGCCAAGATGCGAGCACTGCTGCGCTCGTCGTCGTAGCGAAGCGACCAAGCAGAACCGTCAGGGAGAGTCATCGTGGGCAGCCAATGTGAGCAGTCCACATGATACCAAGTGCTACAGGCGCGGGCCAATCCTAGCGACCTAGTACTAGCAAACCCCGAAAAAACCTCCTCTACTACACTCTTTTTTTCTTCTCTTCTTCTTCTTCTAATTTTTTTCTTTCATTTCATTCTTCTAGGATTGATAGAAAGAAGAAAAGAAGAGGATAAGTATAAAGAAATCAGTGACTTGCCTGTGGGTCAGCCCCTAGCAAACGCCTAGCAAACGCCTAGCAGTCCCAGCGACCCTTGCCCCAAAAGCCCTGTTCGCGGTAGCCTCGCGACCCTCCTAGCAAAATTCCTAGCAATCCGACCCACCCCGAATTTTTGCTAGAGGCACTTTCGCGTCGTTAGTAATCCATTAGTATTTTGCTGAACTAACGAAATCCTAACGTTTTTTCTTTTAGTAATCCGTTAGTAGACACCGTAAGGTTTCGTTAAACGGCCTCTAGTGAATCTAGCGAAAAAAATCGACAACCTGCGTTCGAAACAGGAAAAAGCGCCCCATGAAGGTCCACTTCCTCTCGGCAGATAAGCCGATCGTCAAGGAATATGAGCTCAACTTCGCCAAAGAGCTCGTAAAACACAGCTACCCGTTCGTCTATGAAGTGACCTCGCACGAGGTCAATGTCGCGAACCTCGCAGACCTTCACAAGGCGATCACAAAACACAGTTTGCTAGGAAATTGCCTCGTCAAGGGCGAGCTCGGCCGCCAGTTGGTCGCCGAATCCCGCAAGGGCGCGACCAACCCGGACGACAAGACCGAGTGGATCTGCCTCGATCTGGACGGCATCGACAACTACCAGACGGTCGACCTCTTCCTCGACGACATCGGCTGCGGCGACACGGACTACATCGTCCAGTGGTCCTCGGGCATGGGCCTTGAGAACAAGGCCGGCTTCCGCTGCCACATCTTCATGCTGCTGGACCGCCCTGTGCACCCCCAGCTCCTGAAGTTCTGGCTCATGGACCTCAACCTCCGTACCCAGACCATCAGCTCCCAGTTGGAGCTGACCAAGACCGGAAACTCCCTGCGCTGGCCGCTTGACGTCACGACCTGCCAGAACGACAAGCTGCTCTACATCGCCCCGCCCAAGCTCGGGGCTGGGATCAAAGACCCCTTCCCGGGCAACAAGCGCATCTCGCTGGTCAAGCGCGGCAAGCGCGCGCTGTCCCTGCCCTACCCGCTGCCTACCAAGGAGACCTTGCGCCAAGAGGTCGACAAGAAGGTCGCAGAACTGCGAACCGCCCAGAACCTGCCCAAGCGCAAGACCACCAAGTACAAGTTCTCGGGCGCTGTCGAGTACATGGTCAACCCCGACTCGGCCGTGATCACCGAGCGCAAGCACGAGCGCGGCTTCGTGTACTTCAACCTCAACGGCGGGGACTCTTGGGCGTACTACCACCCCGAAGACAACCCGACCTTCATCCACAACTTCAAGGGCGAGCCCAGCTACCTCACCAAAGAGCTGCTGCCCGACTACTGGCA